CTTTACCAGCACTGCTGGGACTTCCTCAGTTGTTTCCACGGTTGCCTTTGGTGCCACTTTCTTTGCTGACTTGGCTGCCTTTTTAGTCGTATTTTTCATGTGTTCCTGATTGTAGGGTTAATTCTATGATTTTCATGGATAACACGCCAATAACGGACGCATAGGTTAGGTCAAATTCCTGTGTGAATCGGTCGATGGCGGCATCCAGTGCATCGTTAAAAGCCTCGGTTTGGTCTTCGTTGGTCATTAGTATCCTCCTGCTCCTTGTATGGTTACAGATATATGCGACCCATCCACATGGTCAATACCAGACACGGCTGCGTAGCGTAGCACGTCAATGGGGTCTTTCCATGCCTCCTTTAGCCCCCCATCACCCGTGTACTCGGACAGGGCTTGTATGATGTTCTCACACTCACTGCTGACGTAGAAGTGCGGTCGGTTGACGGAATCTCGCGGGATAGTTGTATCCCACGCCATTTTCCCGATTAAAGCCTGCAAACCATCGTCGATCTCCAAGCCGGGGGCTGGAATGCACACGATATCTTGGTCGTTAAGGTCTTCGATGATACTGGATGCCCCGTCTGCGGCTTGGTACTTGGCTGCGCCTAGTCGGGGGTCGATCAGTCTCTCTGCGATCTCCTCGTCACCCTCAAGGTCACGGATTAGTTCCACATAGTCACGAATGCCAAAACCTTGGCCTTTCGCCCCCTGCCCCGGAACCCACTTGCCACCGCGCCACTCAGCCCAGTCACCCACGTCCACGCCGGGATATTCGCGGTAGACCCAGAACGTCCCGCTCTCGTCCACGGAGATCCAGCACATGAACCAGTTCTTGGCTCCTGCTGGGTCAATGATGTGGTATCTGGTGACGTTCTTGGTAGGTATGCTTTCAGGCTCAACAATGTTAACTTCCTTGTTGAACTTGGGAAACTTGGTGGCATGGGACTTTACAGGAACCCCGTACGCACGAATTAGGATCTCCTCCCTAGGACGACCAACCAGTGTCTCCCGAATGCGTGCGTAGCCACCGAAAGGGTTATCTTGTGAGTGGAAGTAGTGGACGGATGCGTTGCGCTTCTTACTGCGCTGCACATATGGCACTAGCTCTCCGTTGAGCAGTTCAGCTTCCCTGCTCTCGACGCTGGTAGCACCATCTAGGTACTCCTTGATGACCTCCGTATACCCGTCAATCGGAGTGAAGGTCAGCAGTAGCTTTGCGTTGCGTGTAGCTAGTCGGAATCGCAGGGTATTTATCAACTCAGGGCCAAGCAAATACTCGTCCAACCAACACCCCACATTATGCCACACAGGAGACCTAGAACCCAGCTCCGCTCCCTCCAATATGGTCGGGTTGTTCTGGTACTGACTATAGGTCTTGAAGATGATCTGGGAGCCATTGGGAAGGATTAGCGAGGAGTCTGTGAATCCGTTCTTCTTGGTGTAACTGATATAAGTCCCAGAAGATGTCTGCTTGGTACGCAACTCCGCAGGAAGCCAGTCCCAGACGGCACTCTGCTGCTGGCGAATGCTCACCTCTGAGGTCTGCGCGAAGCACATGATCTCGGCGTTGGGGTTCTCTATAGCCGCACGCACCACGGAGAATGCACCCCACTGCGTCTTGCCGCTGCGGTTGCCACCTAGTGCCACAATCTCGTTTACCTCCTGTAGCTGATCCTCTGCCTTCGCCCAGTGGGGGAGTCGGAAGCCAAAGCGGTACGGGTCGCGTTCAGCGTTGTCTACGGCTTCGTGATATACCCTGTGCAGAGCAATAAGCTCCTCTGGCTCCATGAGGGCAATCTCCTCATCGGTCGGCGGGGAAAGGATCTGGTGGGTGCGCCACTTCATGTTGTCTTGTACGATCCAGTTTCCATGAGAATGTCCTTGATGTGATATACGCTGTCACAATCATCACACGCAAAAGTGTCGTCCTCTGGTGGGAATGACCCACGGTTTCCACCCACAAGGTGAATCTCGCGGTGTTTCTTGCGGTTCTGGCAGTATTGGCAAATTCCGATAAATGGCTTCATGTGCTTCTCCAGCACCACATTCCAAATCTTAGCGTTGAACTTCTCGGCTAAGTATGAGGCGTAGCACAGCGTGTGGCACTTGTGTTTGACTCCATCATGCTCAATAACATAGTGGCGAAAAAGCTTATCACAGTCTGACAGACAATCTGCAAACTTGGATTGTGGTTCTGGTATCATGCGACAATTTCAGCCTCGACTGCCTGCGCCTTCACCTTGCTGGCGATGCGAGATTTAGCCTCTGCGATCATCTTTGCGGCATCGTCGATACTCGCACCTTGCCTGTGTTCCACGACCGCAGTAGCCATGCCAGAGAGCTGCATGGACTTGTCCGTGAGGACACCCACGGTGATCGCCAGTCGGTCGGGGGAAATGTTCTTGAGTTGTTCGGGATCGTCGGACAACTGGTCTGCCTTTGCGAACAGCAGGTCGGTGTAGGTCTCCGCCGCCATCGCATATTTCTGCGAGAACTCCTTACGCTTTGTCTCCAGAGTGTCGCTGTGCCGCCACATGAGCGACCGCACGGTGTCACGGGCAAGCCCGGTGATCTCGGAGGTGGATTTGATAGACTTCCCCTGTGCGAGTAGCCAGAGGCACTTCGCAGCCGCCTGTGGGTTCCAGAACTCCACACGCTGCCTGTTGCCGTGTTCCTCGGCTCGACGCATCACCTCTGCGAACCATTCCTGATCTGGTTCTGCGGTTAGTTTCTCGCTCATGGTGGTTGTCTGGTTATTCTTCGTCAGATTCCTCAAAGTACCCGGTAGCGTACATCAATGAGTTGTAATTGCCATCTTGAGCCTCTTTGGCTGCAATTTTGATGTCCTCTGTGGCATTTTTTGGAACCGCTAAAACAATACCATCAGGCAAGTCGAGCATGTCGTACTTCATGATGTTCTTCCAGACATCAATTTCGTCTGGTTTATTTTTTGCGTCTTCAATTGTTACTGCGTATAGCTTGGCCATGTTTCAATGATTTGGTTCACTTCAGATTCTTTAGCTTTTCGATCTCGTTTGCAAGAGCATTTTCTTCGCTTTTTACCTCTTCGATCTGACTTTTGATCGTTTTTTCTGCGCTTTTATTTTCAGCCGTGGCAATTGACGCAGTCAAACTCTGGATTTTTTTCTGTCTCGCTGACAATTTCGACTTGAGCTTTTGAATTTCCTTTTGACGCAACTCTTTGGCTTTCTGCTTCTTGAGCCTCAATTCTCTATTTTCAGCAATTTTGCTAAGTTTGGCCTTCGTGTATTTTTCCACCTTCAATGGAATTTCTGCGTACTTTTTCATGGCTCCAAGAACAGTTTCTTCGGAACCTTCTTTGACGCTCGCTTTGGGGTGTTTTGACCTATAGTCCGGGAATAACTCTTCTGGCTTTAATGTAGAAGATGCAAGGAAGTTGTCTGCATTATCTGGGCCAAGCATCATCCAGTCAAACGCTTCATGTTCAACAAAATCAGGATTAGCTCTCAATGCATCTCTAACTTGTTTTTCTTGTGGAGACATTGCTGCTTCCTCTTTAGGATCATTGCCAAAGTATACAGCGAAAATATCTTTGTTTTTAGATAATTGAACCGCTCCAACAATATCCATATTCTCACCTCCCTTGAAATCTTCTGTTTTACGAAGAATATCGGATGGGTTAAATGATCCAGCGGTAATTCCAATAAGCCCCTTGATTGCAGCACCTCTGGACTGGAATGTATTTCCAATGTTGTCCATGATTGCTAAAGAAGATGATTTCTCACTTAATTTTTTGAACGCGTACTCATGTTCTGTATTTTTATTCAAATAATCGCGCAACCTTTGTTTGGAATTATCAAGTGCTTTTTGAGTGCCGTTATTGTTATCAAGTCTTGTTTGTGCTGTTTTGATTTTTGAAATCAATTGAGCTATTTCAGCGTCAATTCCAGTCCAAGACAATGCATCTCTATCGGCAAACAAGCTTTGAATGTTAGCTTTGATTTTTTGAGATTCGATATCAGAAAGACTTTCATCTTTTAATTTGTTTTGTTGCTGTTGAATCTTAACTGAAATTGAGCTTTTCTGTTGCGCTGTAATTGCGGCCTGCATAGCAACTGACACTACTCTCTGATCGTACTCTGATAGTTTTGCCTTATCCCAAGCTGCTTGCATTGTTCTGGCAATTCGTTTATTAGATGCGTGAGCAATTGGATCCATGATGTGGATCAAGGCATATTCCGCATTGTCATTAAACCATCTATTTTTTGTTCCAGTAACAAATGTTGATGTCATGTTTGCCCAAATAGCTTTGTATTTCTTTCCGTCTGGGCCTACAACTGATACTTGATTTGACCGCAAGAATGGGTGCATTGGCCCACCCATATCCCCACCAGTTGCTCTCATCCTGTCAGCTTCTAGGATAATAACATTTTTTCCAGCAAGCGTTTTGCGTAAATCTTTAAACTCCGGCCTCACGAGATATGCTGGGTCATAGTTAAAATACATTCTTTCCCCATTTGGGTGCTGGATATAAACCTTGGCTGGTTTACTATAATCAAATTCTCCTTCATTTGCTTCAAAGTTAATTACAGTTGAGTCAATGTCTGGAATGGTGTCAGTTCGTGATAGTGGTTTTTTTGTTGGCACATCACCCTCAGGCATATACCGAATATCCTTACTCCCCACATCAAACCGCTTGCTCAACGGGATGACTTTGCCAGAGTCGTCGCGGGTGATTGGGTCTGCGGATTTGATTTGGTTGGAATCAAATACAATAAATTCTTGTTTCCCCGCATTAGTTTGCGGGGTTCCAATTACTGAATCATACCCTTGTTTTTGAATCTCTTTTTTGCGTGCTGGTGTAATTGCAGAATAAGAATAATCACCAGCATCAAGAATCAATGGATTATCCATTTTAAGATAAGCACCTAAAACATTACTACCCATTGCACTAGCAATGTTTTTATCTGGTGAGAAATAATGACCTACACTACCTTCCATCCAAGGTAGTCTATCTCCTTTAGTTTCATCAAAAACCGTAAATTTTTTACCTCTTGATCCATGCCATAAAACTCCTTGTCTATAGCCAGCCTGCTTCGCGACCTCATCCACCATCATCTGCTGTGCCTCCACATCACCAGACTCGACAGCTTTCATGTAGTCGGAGTCTAGTTTCTCTGGCATGAACCTCTTCTGAGCCTCATACATTCCAGCGTGAGTGGTTTCCAATCCTTTTGCCTTGTCCCACAACCAGTGGTGCGTGACATGCGCCCACACATCCCGTGGCACTTTCTGCCCACCTTCTGCAACACCTTGCAATAGACTAATGCTATTGTCGATTCGATTGAACATCTCCTCTCGGACACGCTTGTCGCTAAATGTATCTTTTACCTTTCTCGCTAGATCTGCTTCCTTTGTCTTTAATGTTCCAACATCCGCTTTGCCAGTGAGCCAGAAATTGATTTCAACTGCATCAATTGTCGGGGTGTTTCCAAGACCAAGAAGATGACTAATAAATCCCTTTTTCCCGGTGCTTACTCCATTCAGCAACTGTACAGCATCCAGCACCTGTTTGCTTTTCCCTTTGCTTTGGTTTAATTGATCAACTACCACGGGAATTTTTGACAGGTTTTTGTCTGAAAACACATTGAATGTTTTAAACCTATCATCGCCATATGCTTTTCTTACTTGTACCAGACCATCCCAGTCGGAAGCTGATGTAGTTCCAGCTTCTGCATTATCAAGTGCTACTTTACCCTCTGGTGTTCCCAACCAATAAGCCGCAGCCTCCTCTGGTCTAATAGTCTTTTGTCCTGACTTGCCAGTATCAGTGAACAGGTCAGGAGGATTGAAATCAATTCCTACCTTTGCTAGTTTGTCTCGCAATAGATCAACGCTAACAGCACCAGTTCCCTGTGATGCAACGGTCATTGCATACGCCTTCCACACATCTCTTGGGGTCAATGATCCAGAGACCAATTTCTCTCGTTGTTTAGCAATGAAGTCTGCTACTGGAGTTAAATATTCTGGAAATGGGCCTAGTATTTTTGCCGCCATTTTCCTCGGAATAAAGTTCGTAGAATCCAATTCTTGCAATACCTCTGTTGGTGTTGCTTTTGAACCCTCAGGCATGAACCTCATCTGCGATGATACAGTGACTTGCTCTGGCTCCATCCACCCGATAGCATCCGCAGGATACGACTCCAGCATCGCCTTGGATGTGATGGGAATCAGCTTCTCATCCATCTCGTTGATCGCAAACATCTGCTTGCCGTCTGCCCATCGTCCTTGAGCCTCCTGGGCGTTGGCTACGGGGTTGAGGTCTTCTGGGGAGATGCCCTCTGGCATGAAGCGGGTGGGGGTCTGCTCACCCTCTGGCATCGCTCGCTGGGCTTCTGGCATGCGGACTTGGCTTACTGCCTCGTAGCTGAACGGCATTGCTGCGTATTCGTCTGGTGACATTGGAATAGCCTTGCTGACGCGATCTGCACGGTAGGTGCGGTAGACATTGTCAGAGCTTTTCACACCATCCTCCAGAAGCATTGGGTTGAGGACAGCTTGCTCCTTCCTGTTGAGTAGACCAAACATCGTATTGATGAACTTCTTGCGCTCAGTTCCCTCGACCACACCATACTTTTGATTGAAATGCAGAATGCTGTCCTCTGTAGGACGGTTAAGATGGAAGTCCATCATCGCCTGTACATCTTGCAAAATAGCGTCAATATTTCCGCTGTACAGCTTCTTGCCACGCTTGCTCTGTGCGCGTTTCTTGATGTTCTCCTGAAGCTTGGTCACGGACATGAGTCCGTACAGGATGTTGCCGTCCTTGGAGATCGTCATCGCTACTGGCACAGCGTCACGAATAGCTGCCTTCTGCGGAGCGTAGACCACCTTGCCAGACTTTAGGCGGGTGGTTGCAGGGAAGTTAATCATCACCATGCGCTGACCATCGCCCTGCTTGATAAGCTTGTTGGTCTGGCGAATCATCCGCTTCTGCTCGTTGTTGAACTTGTGCTTGGCTAACATCTCCGTCAGCACAGCATCTGACAACCAACCGGGTTGCAGCTCGCCCTCGTCGTCCACATACGCCTCACCCTTCTCTGGGACATAGTTGGACTCTCGACGCTTACGCATTGCCTCCACAGCGGTCAGACCAGCCATTGCCCGGTCGATGTCCACCGATTTGTCAATGAAGACTGGTCGCCCGTCCTTGAGGATTGGCTTGTCGTTCTCATCCACTTGGATGAACGGGTGCATCAACTCCATGTCGATTGCGTTAGCGGGATCGAACATGAGCGGTGCGCCAGAACCTTCCTTGTCGCTGATAAGCGGTTCAAACTGCCCCGGCATCACGCCAGAACTGCGCCTGTTCATCTCACGGAACATCTTGTTGGCAATTGGGTTCTGCCTGATACCCTCCGCTCCCAAGATTCCATTGCCAGTAACCCACGCACCATCCTTGTCGATCATGCCACCGCTCTTGATGTGGAGGTCACGCAGGACGGGAATCTTAGGCAGTACAGTCTCCAGCACCGATCCAAGCTTTTTGCGAACTTCACCACGGGCGGCAAGCGCACCAAGCTCACCAGTCTCTGCCATTGTCGCGTACTGGTCTGCGTGCTGGTCGATGAAGTATTCGACAGCAATCTTGTCGAGTGGGTACTCAACTCCAATTTCAGCATCGGTCATACCAGAGTCGCGGAGCCGCTTGTAGTAACCCTCCTTAAACTGGTTGAATTCTGGGTCAAGGTTTCCATCCTTTGACCTAAATAAACCGCCAACCGAGTTAGTCTTGGTATCACCCAAGAAAAGGGCTGCGATACCACCCTCCATGTTGTTCTTGATTAGCGTGTGGTGAAGCGTTTCGTGTGCCACCAATGCCTTTAGAGGGTTGTTGGAGTTGATGTTGATATTGGCGGTATTTGTGTTGATGTCGTAACCGCTGGTTCCAGAGTCAATAAAATTGTAGTTTAGAGTCGGGTTGGCAATGGAGTAAGTTGCCATCGACCTGCGAACCCCCGGAGGCAATGCCTCGTACAATGCCTTCTGTTTGGTGTCAGTTAGGTTGCGCCTGAAGTTAATCTCATCACCGATAGCAAGCTCGCGCATGCGCTTCTTGGTTCCCATGAACGCTCCACCACCTGCTGCAAATGATCCACCAATAACCAGTGATTCAGCCGCCGCACGGGTCATGGTTTCAGGGCGCATGTCAGCACCATCCGAAAGCCACTCAAACATGAGGTCTACGGGATACGCTGCGGCTATACCACGACCAGTTCTGCGGATGATGTCAGATGTCGCACCACCAAGCTCAAAGATATTAAATGTGTGGGCAATACCACGACCAAGAGATCCCGGTGCTGTATGTCTGTTAACACGCTTCCAGAATGGCATCTGTCCACGCGCATTTTCCATCTCCTTGCCAACATAGCGTAAAATCTTGCCGTACTCGGAGAGAAACTTGCCAGTCTTGAGTGCAGCACCAGTGATGCCAATAGCACCAACCACTGGATTGCCTGCAAGTCCCACAATACCAGAGGCTCCAAGTGCTGCGTTGTAAGCCTGATCAAGACCACGATCCTTTAGATAATTAGTCACAGCATCATCAACCTTGGTGAGGGTATCACCAGTGCGTTCTAGAATGGAGCTAAAAGCCCTTGCTGGGGCGGATTGAATCCTGCGCCCAAGTTCTGTGGTCTGCATGACCTTCTGGGCATATCCCTCTGGGATGCGAGTAGCCAAGCTGTTGCGCTTTGCGGTCAACTCCTCCAGCGTACTCATTGCGGTTGGCATGGCGGCACGAACCTCGTCGGCACTAGCCGTGATTTTCCTTGCCTTATCCAGCACCTCGTTGGCTTGCACCATAAGCTCTGGGTTTGCAGCAGACCTCGCCGAAATGTTCTGGAAGAGTTGCTGGTATCGTGGAACAAACAATGCCTCCTTCTTTAGAACTGCATTTCCAGCCTGCACAACAGCTTGAACATCTGCCAATGCAGATTCTGTTTTTGCCACACTCCCAAGTATTTTTTGTGCTCCAAGCTCCAAGCGTGATGCCAATGGAACAGACCCTGCTACCTTGAATGCAACACTTGCTGGGATAAGATTGATTGGATCAAATGCAAGTTCAGAAAAGGCTCCTACACCAGCATATCTCTTGTTAAATGCCTCTTCTCCAAGTGTGTTCTTAGCCTCTTGTGCCATGTTAACCGCGCCATCAAGACCAAGCACTGTCTCAGCAATCTGACCAACCTCAAAACTTTGAATGTCTCGATTCTGTTTCCATTGCCTTTGACGAGCGGCATACAAATCTCGTTCAGCCTCTGCGTCTTGTTGTTTCAGTGCCTCAACACCTTGGGTGTACATTGGGACACCACCCGGCCCAACCATAGCAACATCTCCCTGTTGAAGTGTATCTGCAAGCGCAGCATATCCGACATCAGCTAGTCTTCCAATGTTAGCGAAATTCGTTGTGATTTTCTCAATGGCAGCAAGTTGATTTGCTTGAACTTCAGCTTGTAGCTTTTTACCTTCAGGTGTTCCAGTAAGCACATCAATTGCACCCTTGACGCTCATGGCTTTTCCAGCTGTCTTGAAGTAGTCTCTAAATCCTCCAATTGCATCTGCCATAAAACCACCAGCAGCCTCAAGTTGCTCATCCCAAGTGGCACTTGGACGAATTACACCATCCTTCCACAAGACCTCAAACGCATCAAGGTTGGTTTCGTTCTCAAGGTCACGCTCGGACATTGAATACGCCTGACCCTTTTTGGTCATCGTCCCGTCTTCGTTAAAAAGCCCGGACTCCTTTAGGTTGAAGAAAAGCTCTCCGCGAGGTGTGGCGTTGCCCTCGGCATCCACAAACCCAATTGCCTTAAACTTGTTTCTGTCCAGAGGTTGAGAGAACAACTCGTTAGCGTTGCGATAGATCGTTCCGTCCTGCATCCGAAGTGCATCAACCTCAACGCGCCTAGCCTCGGCTTGAGGGTCAATAGATACCATGTCGGCAGGCTCCTGTTGCCTTAACTGTTCATATGCCCCTACAATGTCTGGAGCTTGTGCCTCCTCACCAACGGCAATTGGTTGGTTATACTCTTCCTGAAGAGTGTCGCTTACCTCAAGCTCGGTCTGACCAAGTGTTCTTGTAACATCAGAAAATAAAAGATCAATTCCGCTTTTTGCGTTTTTGTAAAATTCTGGCTTGTCTTCTTCTCGTACATTGATGGACATTTTAAGAAATGTTATTGATTATCTGCTGCGGTAATAACTATTGATTTGATCTATTTGCTTATCTGGTTTTTTGTCTTCTTCTTTAGTTTTACCAGCATCAAAATCAATACTAAAATCAGCACCAGTGCTTTGCTTGTAAACATTTACCTTTTCCTTGATGTCTTCTTGGAAATTTTTAACAGCGGCCTTGGCCTTGTCTTCACTAGCAAAGAATCCAGTTGGAACCATGTACTTCTGCACCATTTCCACTTCTGACTCACGAACAACAGATGCCGGGTCAACAACCTTTGCGTATGATATGGCTAATTGATATGGAAGCTGACCCAACTTCGCCGCACTCTCCGGGTTTCCTAGTCTCGCGGATTCCCAAGTTCCATCCTTCTCAATAACATCTGAAAGTTGGTTTGCATACCGAATTGCAGAAGCCGCATTCTGCTCAAATGTCAAATCGGCGGCAGATTTTTTGTACTCTTCTTTGTCCGCTTGTGGTTGTGCCGCAAGAATGTTGTCTGCAACTTTTCGCGCCTCGTCCACTTGACCAGTTCCAAGTAGATTTGAAATTGATTGGGTTACTTTCGGGTCAATGTTTATTCCTCTGTCTTGAGCCTGTTTGAATTTGGCTCCAAACTCGTTTGCTGTGGCTTGAATGAGTGCCGCTTTCTTTTGATCTTCCTGCTGCCTGTTCCTAAAAGATGCAACTTGGTTTTGCATCTCAATTGACTTGCCAAATAATGATTTGAAATTACGCTCGGCTTCTGCTCTTACTTTTTTGTCGTTTGTGTTTTGAACGACATTAATTAATTGCTTGGCAGACATTTCCAATGCCATTGCCTCATTTTCCATTCCAGCTTCTTTTGCAAGCTGTATGGCTTTATCCATCTTCAGCCCATCAACATAAGCTGGAGAGTCCTTTCTGAGCAATTCTGATATTGGCATATTTTATGGTTATTAAATTAAATCAAAAGTAGCCTCCAATTTGACTCCCATTACCACCGCCGCCGCCACCTTGAGATGCCGCGAACTTCTGTTGGCGAAGATTCATCATCTGCTGGCTCATAAGTCCGCTCATGCTGTTCTTGATAAGATCGGGGACAACTGATGCCTCCGCGAATCTATCGCTTAACGAGATGTCTTCATTTTTTAGATTATTACCGACATCTCCAAGAATTGGGGAAAGTTCTGGCATGAGTTTAAGAGCAGCCTCAATTTGAGTAGATGCTATCTTAACCTGCTTCTTCTTCTCCCCCTGCTCCTTGAAGTAGTCGCCTACTTGGTATACCATTCCAGCCATCCCCTGCGCTCCAGTCATGGCTAGTTCCCTAGCAGCAGCTACGGAAGGCCCATAGTCTGGAGCTTGGTATGGTGTAGTTTGTACTTGTCCTGCGAATAGTGCCATAATTTTAGATGTAGCTATAATTTACATTTCCCCAAGGGCTTTGTGCGGTTTGCATTCCAGCTCCTCCGCCAGCACCGCCAAAGTTAAATCCACCACCACCCATATTCATTCCAGCACCCATCATGGAGCTTCCAATGCTACTCCACATTTGTGCCTTTGCTTGTTGGTTGGCGAGGTTGGTCTGGTAGTTCGCTTGGTTTTGTTGGTTCTGCGCTCCAGCAAATTGCTGGGCGAAGTTAAGCGGCATGTTGTAGTCAAAGTCTCCAGATGACGCAGGGCCAAGTGTGAGTGCCGTCCTGAGATCCTGCTGACCAGCACCATATGACAATGGAGCGTTACGCAACGCTTGAAGGCCGGGGTTGGTGTAAAACTCGCCAGCAAGGGCATATGATTGCTTTTCCGCCTGTGCTGCCTCTGCACGCTTCCGTGCCATGATGTCTTCTCGACCCATTATCTCTGCGGCCATTGCAGAGTTGCCACCAAGGCGACCAGACGCTTGTGCGGATTCTCTAGCGGTCTGCTGGTACATGCGTTGTTCCTCTGGAGTCACGCCTTGAGCAGATGCCCTTGCCCTAGCTGCCTCCTGCGCTGAACCCTGTACCGCAGCAGCTTGTTCTGGCGAAAGTGCGGCCATGAAATCACGGGTCATTCCTGTTTGACCAGTCATTTGAGCCAATTCCTCTGCACGAAGTTGCGCTATAGTTTTTCCAGCTTCACTACCAGTTGTTCTCTGGAGTGCTTGGAAGCCCGGTTGTCCATTTACCCCGCCAAGGAACTGACCAGTCTGGTCAAACATTTGACCCATTATCTGCGGCCCATACTCAGCACTCGTCTGAAGTGCCAATGGAATAGCCATAGGATAATAGTTTTGGAAAAGACCAGTAGCTTGCCTTTCAGCAACACTTGGGCCACCTTTTTTACCTCTTTTAAATATATCAATTGGTGCAGGTGGGCCTCCACCCTTTCCTGCTTGAGATGCACCATATACTGATGCGGCGGCTCCAGCAACTGCTGCCCCACCTCCAATTATCGCCATGCTCATGGTGTTTCCTCGCTTTCCAAATTTAATGCATGTTTTTCAATTTTAATCATATCGTCAATTGCGTTAATTGTTACAGAACTAGACACATTCTTACTCCATGCTGGAGCGATATCCTCATTATCCAACAATGGGTTGTGTAGCTTATCTGAAACTGTTTTTACGATCTCGTCTGGATCTGTTATGTTTTCTGGGTTTGGGTGGAATGTAGTCCATGTGGTATCCCGCTTTACGTGCAGAAACCTTTTGGTTCCGGGTGTGGTAATCCCCATGTAAGGAGCAATGTGTGTTATTGGCCCATCCGGGGTAATCACATCAACCTCGCCTGTGCTTATTACAAACGGATGCTTTGTGTTGTGAGTAACAGACATCACCAAAGAGCCTGCTGGCATGAATATGGTTCTGACGTATAACCCCGGAGTGAAAACATGAGTTAAAGGCAAGTCAATCTTATCATCAGATTTGCACATTACATACTCAATCTTATCCACCTCGCTACAGGTAGCGAGTACATCTGGGTCGATGTGTGAAAGGTCAAGGTTCATAAGAGTAATTTCTTTTGCTAGGTGATGGTTCACACAATAAACATTACATTAACTTCTTGGAAGTCTAATTCAGCAGCATCGCTTGATCTTACGCACTCCAAAGCAATTTGGGTGGTGGTTTTTGTTGTAGAGTTTGATGATTGACCAACAACTACAGCTGCATATGAACTAATATTGTTTCTACCAGACCCAGAGTAAGCGTAATTTGTGTTAGGCATTGCAACTGTAAATGTAATAAGAAACTCTCCTATTGCTGTTTTTTGAACACTGGATATGTTTCCAGATCCGTAAATAAACCTATTTGTATTTGCCGTGGTGACAGTTCCAGATGTGTCACGGGTCATGTCAAAACTGACCCAAGCTCTACACCCATAAATTGGCGCGCTTCCAACTGGGTTTGGAATATTGGCACTAGCAAGGAAAACTCCATTTGGAGATGTTATAGAGATTCCACCAGATCCAGTTTGCTCGATTGCCATTCCACCATTAGCTCCAGAATACCTAATAATTCTAGCATCGTAGTCTGTCAAGGGATGGACGGAATGAAAGTCAATAAGAGAAGCAGTGCTTGTTGTTATTCCAGTTCCAACCTCAACTTGCGGCTGTGAAATGTTAATAGTTCCAGTTACACTATTCCAGCTTGGTCCACCAGCGAAAAACTTTGCTGGAGTTACTGCGCCATTTGCAATTGCGTCAGTTGTAACCGCGTTAGCTGCAAGTCTGCTTGGAGTAATGGCATTTTGGGAAATTGTTAATTGCCCAGACGCTACTTCAAGTCCACCACCAGCCAAGCACGCTTGAGATGTCATCACTGTCTCGTCGATGATGTTATTCATCTTCGTGCTAGTGATCGTATCAGTAGGCGTAAACGTGTAGGTTGTATTAACTGCACCCATAAAATTATTTCTGTGAGATGATTTGTCTATTTGTCACTGATCCAGCGACTTTGATTGAGTTTATCTTGGCCGAACCCTGCGTTCTTGTCAAGATCATGGTTCCTGTATAGCCTCTAATGCCACCAAGTCTGCACCTAATACTAGCCGTTTCGGATTCTGAAGCGTTTGGTGATGATAATATCTCTCCATTTAGGAATGTAGTGGTGGTTCCAATTGACTCAGCGTTGTCTGGGTCTTCAGAAGCAAACTCAATTAAGTATTCAGAGCTTTGATTTGGAAGACCCTGCATTGTGATTTGTGCATCAGTGTACCTTTTGCGCTCCATAGTCTGCAAATCATAGCCACGTGTGGTTAGTTTTGCTAAAACAGGAGAAGATGTCTTTTCGTCATTGATATTCGACACGCTAATACTGTCGTTTTCACTATCAAAAGCCTCCAGTTGGTGCAATCCACCGTTAGCGGTGACTGCATACAGGTTGTTTCTCACACCTGCGCTTCCAACAATAAGGTCTTCGATCAAGAATCTTGAATCTCCAAAGGTATCTAGCGATTCCCATCCACCATTTAAAAAGTTGTACACCAAAATTGAGTTATTTCCGCGAGCGTCATTGATTCCGGGTGCGGAATCCAACGGAACTGCAAGGTAATACCTGTTGTCGAATAGCATTCCAACTGACTTATTGGACAAGTCCTTGTTGAGCCTGTCAATATATGGCTGGATGTCTTTGGAAATTGGCTCCTCGGCCCCACGAAGGTTGTAATCGTTTAGGAATTCAACACTGTAAACACCATCGTCGGATAGGAACATCATGGTGTTAGCCCTCATCACTACAGACTTACGAGCCAAACACCCAACCTCGGAGGTTAGCTCTGTAACGCTGGTGTCCAACAGACTTCCTTGTGTTCCTTTAATCTGATGCAGGCTATTTCTGTTGAGAACGATCAATCGGTCCTCGTAGAACCCATGCATTCCAACCACATAGTCGGCAGTACCACCGCTAATTCGGAACTGATTTTCAATCTGGTCGAATGTAGTTGTGTCTAAAATGTCGGAAACAGCAATCTCGTCGGTGATCTTGCGGTCAGTATAGGTGGCTGCGTTATATGCTCCTGACTGGTCGTAGTAATACGGAACCCACAGGCGGCGTTGGAAGTGAATTCCCCAAGGAGCACCCGGCTGGTGCATAAATCCACCACCCACGCTGAACTGACCACCAAACTCAATTTGTTGTGATCCTGTTGCGGTGAAATTGGCTACTGGAGCAATAAATTTAATGTTGCTGGTTGAAGCAAATGATACCTGAAAGTCTTTTCCAACAATCGCTGAAAATTCAGGAACGGTGCTTTCATAAACATGAATTACGTCTCCAGCAAAAACAGTGCTGTTAGAAGTAGTTAGGCTTATAGATACTTCGCCATTTAACGCCGTAATGTTTGGACCAACCCCAGTAAATACCTGCGGCTGCGTATATGCTCCTCCGGGAGAGAACGTAAAACCATCTGTAATAGTCGCAACATCGACATTGAATGTGACATTCTGAGGTGCGCCAGTAACTGTTATTTGGAACGTGTCTTGTCCAGTAACTGTTCCAACGGTCTGCGTTCCGTTAGGTGGTGTGCCACCAGTTAGACCAGCAACCGTAATGCTTGTTCCAGTTACCAACCCATGCTCTCGCATGCGAATGGTGACAATGTTGCCAGCAACGCCAACGGTCCCGTTGTTCTGCACCGCTGAAATGATCGGCCTGCCATTGGGATACCATTCCAGTGCCTGTTTGCCATCGCGGAACAGCATCACCTTGTCGAACACCTGAATCATGTCTGTGTCCTCACCTAAGGCAGTTCCAGCAGGATACGGAATGTTCTCTGGGACGTAAGCAATGTTTGCCTCAACCTGAGCCAAATCAATCTTCTTTGCCACCGTATCCAACGCGACAATCACATACTCCTTGTTGTTGGTATTTGGGTCGCTGAACAAGCAGGACGCACGAACATTAGCGTTAGCGTTGTCGTTGATCGGCATCTGGGATAATGTGCCAGTGCCAGAGACAGCAGTAACTCCAGTAACTGGGAAGCTTAACTGGTTGGCTGAGACATACGTCAGAATCTTGGCTCCGTTATTGTTAGTGCCAGTAAAGGTCAAACCAGCAACTACGGCATGCCCACTAGAACCAATCTCAAATCCATGATTTGCAGACATGGTGATGGTCACCACGTTAGATGCATATGATGCAGACGAAATAGTCTTTGCAACGTCAATCAGGTAGAACGGCAACTGCAATGGATCACCACCAACTGTGAGCGCACCAGTCCTAGACACTACCACCTTGCGGGGCTTCCAGTATCCTTCCATGCGTCCGTTCAGGGACTCGCGCACTTCTCCGGGCTTTAGCTGGTTGAGTTGTAACCGCTGGTTAACGCCAGCAAATCCACGATCTCCATCCTCGGAAATCGAGTCGTCCATCCCGCCCGTGGACCGAAATTGCGACATTACGCAAAGTAAACGATCACAACGCCAGAGGTGAGGACAACCTGCGAGAAGTTGCCGCCGATACCCAACCCAGCAGGGAGCGTGATTGACTGCAACCTAGACGCACCAGAGACATTGCCAGAGGCACTCGCCACGGTCGCTAGCACAGCGTCATTCACAACCTGAATCCAGCGGATGTTGCCAGTGTAGGTGGTGGCAGCGGTCGAAAGCACAATGCTTCCACCTTGGCCTTGGAGGTCGTATGCGACAGGAGAGGACATGAATTATATAAGGTTAAAACCCGCGCCTTGCAGGCATATCTCCAAATGCGGAGGGAATTACCATGCGTCAAGGGGGAACTTGTGGGGTTGACAGGGTGCTAGTCAACCAACAGCATCCAACCAACAACACCTCCCACGCCTCTCTACGATGCGCACCAAGGGAGGTTGCTTTTTATCCTGTGTAGCTCAGCGGCACCATCAGTCCAGCGTAAGTAAAGTGCCACCCACGGGTTCGCGTGCCGAGTACCAAACGCTCTTGCAGAGGCGCGGGGTGGTAGTGTCAAGTTGCAGGGGGAACGCTAACTTGGCAAGTTCCCAGTCGGGAACATTGGGTGGGAATGGATGGGATTGGATGAAGATGTGCGTGATCGGGAATAGGCCCTTTGTACAATTTTTGAAGGGGGGGTTAATCGTCCCCGCTTTTTTCGTCGTCGGAAATTTCGACCCCCTCCCCCCTACTACTTGTTACAATGTGTATAATGCGGAGTTCTGTTCCACGGGATTGCCCAGCATCTATCGGTGTTCCACGGGATTGGGTGGTCTCCAATCTGTAATCAACCCGTTAGTTGGTGGTCTCAACACTAGATATGGTGGTGGTGCTCGACCCTCGCGTGCGTGTTGACGATTCTTTCGCGGAAAGTGCGAACGATTCCCAGCCCTCTGTCCCTTGATTCCTGTCCCAAATCCCTACTTCGCACCAGAATGCCCTGTATGCTCTTTGCCCTATCATATGGAGTCAGCACCCACAAGAAAGCCCCAGACGCTGTGTGAGCGATTCTGGGGCAATCTAGAGGGTATCTGGCGCGGTTTGGTGGAGGATGTTGGCTGTAGAGGTCAAACAAACTCCTGATATTGGCCATTGAGGCGCAGTGGCAGGACTACATCGCGCCTGCCGTTGCGTAGCTTGCCCACCTTGAGTCCGTCCTCGGCGATGAACAGGAGAGCGTCAGCGTCCTGCTCGATGGCTCTGGATTCGCGCACCTGATTGTTGTCGTTCAACTGGCTTGCGCTGATGACCGGGCATTGCAGGTGCTTGGCTAATTGCTTCAATCCTCCAGAGACTCTGGCGACTTCCTCTTCCCGTGACTCTCGGCTTGAGCGTGATCCTCGGATCAGTTGCAGGTAGTCCACGACCACAAGATCGAGGGAGCCGTGCAGGTCACGGATGCGCTCCGCCTCTGCTGCGATGCTGTCTATGCTCTGGTTGGAGCTAGAGTCTATCCACAGGGGAGCTGATGAGATCTGCTCAACTCCGCGCTGGATTTTCTGTAGTTCATGCTTGGCTGCGCTGCGGGGCTGAGTGATTGACCCGTAGTTCGTGTGGGTCATGGTCGAGATTAGCCTTCCGATCACCTCATGCGTCATCATCTCAAGCGAGTGGATTGCGACTGGTCGCTGGTCTGCGATAAACTTGCTGGCGATCTGGAGCATGAGCACGCTCTTGCCTCGGCTTGGTTTTCCGGCAATGACCCAAAACTCACCCGGTCGCATGCCACCGCAGATCTCATCCAACTCTGCGATGCCCGTGCTCATTCCCGGCAGTCCGCCCGAATTGTAATCCCTCAGCATATTCTCAATGAACTGCTTGCTAGCCTTGTCAGCGTCGATGCTGCGCTGCTTCCCGCTCACCACCTGCTGTAGGCTTTGGAGGGTTGTACGGAACGAGGCAATGGCTCCTGCTGCATCATCTGCTGTGGCTATCTCACGGGCGGCAGATTGTGCCATCCTGCGTGCTTGGTACTCCTTGAGGGTGGAGACCCACTGCGTCCATCCTGCTGGAGTTGGAGCGTAGCTGTAGCACTCGACCACCTGTGATGCTCCACCGATCCTTTCGAGCTTATCTTGGTCGGTTAGATGTTGCACGACAGCGATCAAGTCAAACTGGTTAGCATCGGATGCTGGAAGCTCTCGGCACACCTGCCACAAGGTCTTGGTGTCGGGGTGGTGGAACGAGTCTGCGCTGAGTCCATCAGCGGCAGCGCGCTTGAGCAAGGATGCGTCCTTGAGGATGGATGAGATGACTGCCTTCTCGGAAGTGTGAGCGGATGGTATGGTTAGTTCTGTGTTCATTGTTCTGTTGGTTAAATTCCGAATTGGTCGGAGGTCTGTGGTTTTCCTACTGGCTTGTCCTTGGCCTGCCAAGTCCTTACTGCTGCCTTCCACGATTTCATTGGCGACTTCCCGATCACCCAGCCTTTAGACTCGTAGTAGTTGATGAACTGCTCGGCCTTGAGGAAGCGTGGAGTGAGGGTCATTCCGTAGGCGTGAACTTCATGGATGGTGGGCTTCTGGAATCTCTTGGGTTGCTCCCCTTCTTCCCCTGTATGTTCTCTTGACGGTTCTTTAGTAAGGGTAAGTCCTATGGTGGGACCTGTAGAGGTCTCATGGTGGGACTTCTGGGGTCTCACTGTGGGACTTGTAGAGGTCTCACTGTGGGACTTCTGGATTTGGTAGATCACCTCGTTTCTACCACGGTGACGCTCGACAAGACCGCTCTTCTCCAGCTCGTCCAATGCTCGGAATACACTGCTCCTCGCCAACCCCGTCTCGGCGGCGATGGTGTCAATATGTGGCCAAGCTTTACCCTCATCGCTTGCGTTGTCAGCAAGCTTCAGCAGGACCAGTTTGGCGGCGAGTGACGACACCTGCGTCTTCCAAGCCTGTGATATCATGTGGATGCTCATTCCTGCTCGAAATTGTCCTGAATGAATTTGATGAAATGCTCTATGGCTCGGCTGCGTGACTTCTCACCTCGGAAGTGTTGTCTTTGCAAGTGTCCTAGTATCTCCCATGCCTCTGGCGACATGGTGATACTACGAGCGATGCGGTGCTGTCCTGTTGGTAGTGGTTTGCGACCACGCTTATTCTGGCTCTGGTTCATTTTTTATATGTTCTGTTAGGTCGCGGATTGCGAGTTCAAGCAGGTCTATCTCCTGTGTGAGGCGAGGTGTCTTCCCGTGCTTCTCGGCCTTGAGCCTGCGGAAGTACGCTTCCTTGAGTGTGGTGAGGATCAACCCTCTTGCGGTTAGTTCGTGTGGCATTTGTGTGGCATTTCGGGCAGCTAGGTGACGAACGGAATTCTGAGATTGCTTTCGGAATTCCGCAGGTCGCGCAGATGCGCCAGTGTATTTGTGTCATGGATAATTTCTAGAGTCGTTGTCGTGATCGGGTGAGGTGAATGGGTCTGGATCGTGCGGCCAAGTGGCGATTCGTTTTAGTCGTTCGTTCTCTGACCTTAGCTCTCGGCACACGCTCGAAAGACGATATTGCTCGCGTGCTTTGTGAAGCGCGTCTTGCAAAAACGAATTGCTGTTCAAAAGCCCATCGATTTCAATGTATAGTTCCTTGACATGTTTCTGTGCCTCATCCCGTTCAGTAGCGAGTTGCCTTTGCAGTTTATCACGCTCGACGATCAACGCATTCTCACGCTGTTGCGTCTCACGCAGGATGCGGCACAGGCTTGTTACACGAATATGTTCTGACGCTGGTCGTCCGCAGCAGCCACACTCGTAGTCGGTGTTGGCTACCCAGTCCTGCAAGCAGGTTGGGCATTCGTTGTGGTCGCTCATTCTTCCACCTCCTCGTCGAAAGAGAAGATTAAATCAAGCTCTAGCCAGATGCCGTGATTGATGCGCTCGGCAAGCAGGTCTTCGTCGGGTGTATCTGTATACTTGTGGGCGCGATGGTAGCCATACGAGATGCCATCGTCGATAGCACGCTCAAGCAGTCTTCTTATGTTCGGTTTCATTGTTTTGTTCTGTTGGTTGTGGTTGTGGTTTGCGGAATATGTCGTCGTAGTTCTGACCGTACACGGTCGGGTCCACGGGCCTTGGTGTGTCTCCTTTTCCTGCGCTCATGTTAGTGGGTGAGTTCGTAGAGTACGATGATTGCCGCGACGAAGATGCCGCCAAGCAGTGCCGCGAGTGCCATCGCAAGCCATAGTGGTGGTTCTGGGAGTGGCAGGGGAGCGGGGAGCAGGTGGATGACACCAGCACCGTCCCTTGGGTCTGATGCATCTGGTGGTAGCACCCAGCCGTTGCCGTCAGGGGTGATAAATGTGCCACCCTTCCAGACTCCTTTGGAGGAGTCTAAGCCAAGAGCAGTATGACCGCAGTAGTAGGCGAATGTGTTTGGTTTCATTAGTAAGAGATTTCAACTCCTTTCCATTCAAGCTTGTCGATGACCTGAGAGACCACAAGGTCACGGTCGATATTCTCGTCGTAGTGCAACTCCATGACTGCATCGCTGATGCGAGCGATGACGTTGTACGCTGTGTAGTCTGCGCTGTGGTTGATGCCTTTATAGGCAGCAATGCACAGGTCGATGATTTTCTGTTCTGTTTTGTTTGGTTTCATGTGTGTGGTTGGTTGATAGTTATGCTTTGATTGCTGGCTGGGTAAGTTCAAAAAGACTCTCGTATGCTTTAGCATAAGCCTTGCTGTTGCGGCGACCACTCAGCTTGGCTACTTTATCAATGACAATGTCCGCTGCCGATTCGGAAATCTTGCAACCATTACGAATCTGAGAAACGATGCTGTCTACAAACTCATTGCGGCCATCTCCAATGTATTCCCACTGGTGGCTACCAGTCTGAACATGCTGTGGGTACTCACGATCAAAGATGGCGGCAATGTGAGCGAATGACGCAGCACGCTCCAGTCGTTCTGACTCTTCCGCATCACGGTCGGATTGACGTTCTGCGAGTTCCCTTGCGACCAATGCCTTGGCAAGCTCAACGGTCTTGGCATACTTGCTGGAGTTCGCTGAGTTCTCGCAAAGCCATACGAGATAGCCAGCATCATGCTCACGAACTTCGTGAATAGACTGTCCTGCGTATTTGCCACCTTGCAGAATGCTCCAGTCGATGTCACGACGAGTTCCTATAGGCAGCACTTCAAAGTCTGCGACGAGCGGACCAAATGCGCGTGCCTTGGCGATTGCCTCGTCCTTGTCAATGCTCAGGTTGCGGATGTGGTAGTCACGGGTGATTGTCTCTCCTTCAGTACCCCATGACTCGTCGAACGAGTGGCGCAGAGTGTAGTAGTTGGACTTGGACCCGGTAGAGATGTAGTAGCGTGAGTTCATTGGTTCTGTTGGTTGGTGTTGCCTGCTGGCAACGAGAAGACAATCCACCATGTGTTGAATTTAATCAACAGAAAAATGCAGAATGGATGAAGAATCCTCTGCAACCCGCTTAAACACTAGGAATTATTTTACTCCAATTCGTCGTCGAGACCGGGGTAGGACCACATTGGGGCTGGTTCTGGGACATCTTCAGGCGAAATTCCACGCTCGTCGATGATCAGTGCTTTGGCAAGGATAGCGTAGTTGACGAGGTCGAGGCAGGCATCCTCCGCAGACTCATTCGGTACAGCTAGCTTGCCATCATTTGCGAACGAGCGCAGGCGTTGCAACTTGTCCTGCATGCGTAGCAGCAGACCAGTGATAGGATGCAACCCTAGTGACTCACTCGCTTTGAAGTTTGCTAATGCATCGTGTGCATGCTCACCTCCAGAGTAGTCGTTATTTTTTACATCCATGATTGCCAACGCTTGTCGGCAAGTTTCCGTATGTACTTTCAGTAGTGCTTGTTTGTTCATTTGGTTTTGTTTTCCATGTTTTATAGTTACTCTCGTCGGCAAAGAAAGGGTCATTCTTCAGCAACCACCGCTCGCACGCTCGGCGCACGTCTAGGAACATCTCCTGCGGGAGACCATCTTCAGCTAGTGTTGGGTTGCGTACAAACCTAGGCATAGTCGTTGTCGTTTGGGTAGAACATAACAAGACAGACAACTGCCATGATCACCAGAAAAGATGTAATGTCCTCATGCATTGAGTAGTCGGTATTTGACCTTTGATAAGTCCTCACAAGCTTTCACCAACTCAGACGCATCGTGTGCGTTAGTGAGTTCAGCTAGCTCTTCCTGCAAACACTCCAAGCAGACTCGTCCACCTCTGGCTGCACGCTCGCAGTCGTCACGCTCGCACGTGCTGTACGTGCTAGGCCACAGTGGGAATTGATACTGAATGTCGTAGATGATTTGTTCTATTGATCTCATGATAGGTCTAGCACTTTGAGTTCGTATCTGTTGGTCTTATCGTTCTTCTTCCACCCGTGGATCAGAATCTTCCACCCAGCCCTGCGTAAGCAGTCTAGGTATGGTGACTCGGACATCTTCTTGGCTCGCGCAGACACATTGTTCCAAGATGTAGTCTGGACCGCAATGGTCTCGCTCCCAGCGCATGCCAGCACGTCCACGAATCCAAACAGGTCTTTGCGGCGGCGTGAGAACTGACACCAATGCTCGACCACCTGAACGCAGTCTGTGGCCTTGCGTAGTTCCTTTAGTGTAAGCTGTGTGGGTGAGGTTTTCATTTGAGCTTCTTGATCACGAATGTAGCCTTCTCGCGGAATACCTCGTCGTTACGGGTAAGGAAGTCTGCACGCTCCTTGGCTGCGATGACGGTGGTATGGTTCTTCCTCTGGAAGATGCGAGCGGTATCGGCAAGCGTGTGGTCCTCGCTAACCAGTGCCATTGCTAGCGTCCTAGCCTGCGATGGTACAGGCTGCTTGTCGTAGGCGAATATCTGAGCTGGATGCACTCCAAATGTATCAGCAACTGCGCTGATGATTCGCATGGCTTTATTCTTGGACATGCGGTGACCCAACTCCGCGCATAGCTCGTCGGTGGTAAGGTCGGAAACGTGTGTGACTTTCATTAGAAAATGTTTGCCCTGCGCGCAACCCTCGGAGCCAAGGGACAGAACCCACCTGCACGCTGGTGGTGATTGTTATGCGTTATTAGCTACTAGGTCAATAGCAGAGCAGCGGACGATGATGCCGTTGCCCTTAGCTGGAGCGAACTTGTCTACCCGATGTTCTAGGTTGCGGATGTATGCTACTTCGTTTGCATTACTAGGTATGACCCTATAGAAGTCACCCTTGATTTGCCTTGAATTGAAGACTGGTGTTCCGTAGCGCATATCCTTCTCCTCACGAATGATATCGGGATTTTTGACTTTGGTTTTCGCGCCAAATTTAAGTGTACGTGTGATGTAGTTCATGGAAAGTGATTTGCCCTATGGTGAACCCTCGGAGCCAAGGAATGCGATGATCATGTCACCAATCATGAATGGGAATTAGAAAGGAATCTCGTCGGTCTCTTCCTTAGCCGCAGGTTTAGCCGCAGCCTTGTCGTCGATCTTCAAGCTAATGAACTTGCCAGACTTGCCCTCGCGGAGCCATCCAGCTAGTTGATACTCCTTGCCGTCAACGTCGATCTTGCCCTTGTATGCAGGACGCTTTGGGTTGTCGCCCACATCGTTCTTAAACAGAATGCCCGTATTTGTGTTGTCGTAGTTACTCATGGTTTACTTTTGTTTTGTTGCCCATTTGGGGGGGGAGATTGTTTGGATGCCATCAATTGCAGGTGGGAATGTTTTCGTCTGCACGCACTGGTTCCACTTGGCTAGTGCCTGCATGTAACCTTGCCTTCCAAGCTTAATGAATTCCTCGTCGAGCAGGACGGTTGCCATCTCGAAAGGACGATCAACTGCCATGAAGACGATGATGAACTCATTGCGTTCTTCGCCAGATGCCATGTTCCACAGGTCGAGGTAAAGTGCAGCCTGCCAGTGGTAGCCTCTGTTGATGATGAGCGAGGTCAGTTGCTCCAAGCTCTCAATGCTCTGGGTGGTTTTTAGGTCAATCAGCGACAAGCCCTCGGACGGCACAAGGTCGATCATGCACTTGCAGGATGTGCCGAAAACCTCGGCAAACACAGCAACCTCAGTGCGGTAGTCTGGAAGATGCTCGATTGCAGGATTTTTGCGAAACGCATAACCCGCTGACTCTGCGCGGATGTACTCGTCTGCTGTAATCACCTTGAGGTTAGTCATGCTGTCGCGCCACTCACGTGCTTCCTTGGTGCGAAAGTCGTTATATGGTGACACGATGTATTCCACTTCCAGCTTGTGCGGCTCAAGGCAGGCAGTGTGGTACAGAGTGCCAGTACGCATGGCTGGGGTGCTTTCCCTGTCCTTGCTTTTGTTGTACCATCTGTACGGACTCTGGTTAAAGTCCCAGAGCAGGGATTTGCTCACGGGACCAGAAAGGTCTCTGGGTGTTGCGGTCTTGGTGTAGTATTCCTCGCCAAGGTTTTGAATGATTTTCATATTAGCGTCCTGAGTGTGTTCTGAATATTTGTCCGTTGCGTTTTACCTGTCCGTAGCCGTTGTAGCCAATGACTCGGCGGCGGGAGGTGTCTACTGGTTTGGGTTGCACTTGAGCCTCGACCAACTCCTTGCGTCTTTGCTCGGCGGCAGCAGCCTCGGCGGTAAGTTGTGCGTAGTAAGCATTTGCGTTCATGCAGCACCCCCTAGCTTCTTGGCCTTGGCATCTAGGCTTGCGTTAGCTTTGGTCACAGCAGGCTTGGTGAGTTCGCTGAGGGACTTGACTGCGAGGTACTTCAGAAACGCCTCCTCGTCCACTCCAAGCCCCTCCATACGGGTCTTGAGCGATGCGATGTCATCCTTGCTCGCTGGAGCCGCAGTACGGGCGTGTGCAGCAGATTGACCATCGTCGTCCTCTTGGGCGATGCCAGTCATCGCAGCGAGAGCATAGCGACGAAGATAGGTGGTTGACGCTCCCACACCCTGCGCGTCAGACTTGGCTGGGACGCATGATGCAGTGCTGCTGATATATCCACCCTCGGCGTGGAGGATGGTTGTGGTGACACTCACTAGACTGCCGTCATAGGAGGTGGACTGGACGATAGACAGACCATGCGAGGCGAACACAGGTCGGACTGTGTTGAGTACCTCAGCGAGGTCGGCATAGCGATTCTTAAAATGTGGGTTGATGCTACCCTTGGTAGCGTTCTCCACTTCTGACTGTGCTTGTGCTAGAGCTTTGTTCAGCCCTGCGGTTGTGTGTTCTAGGTTCATTGGTTTGTTCTATTGGTTGCTGGTATTGTGACCAGTTGTTGATAGCAAACAGCAATTTAGACTTGCGGTCAATATTTTTTTTGCAGGGAGATGTAACCAGTTGCATTCCAATGTCTTACGACTTGCTTTGGATGCCAGTCTGCCATGAATGATCGTGGGCTTTTTGTATCACACACGCAAGTAATGTAGGTTACACCCGGCTCGTAACGCAACTCGTTATAGGGCTTCTTGCAGCTACACTTACGCATGAGGCGGCGTGCCTCGTCGAACTCCCAGTCCTCGTCGGTCATCGGTTGCTCTCTGCCCATATCAACCCTGCATTGGCGGCGGCGTACGATAGGTACACCAACGCCCACGGTGCGTCACCTTTCAGTGCGTAGCTTGCCCCGGCTGCCGTGTAGAGTAACATAGCAGCTAGGACAATTATTTGCTCAAATGCCATACATTCTAGGCAATGGAGTAGAAGAAGTTTCTCGTCGTTTTACGGACGTTAATCTTCCCTGCCTTGACTGCGTCATTCAGCATGCGCCTTGAGGCATGGATGCCCATCTCAATCTTGTCAGCGTACTCTTGCACGGTGAACTCGTCGTCTCGTTGCTTCTCTGCTGCTCCAGTAAGGAGTATGGCTTGTTCTAATGCGCTTAACGCTACTTCTGCTTTTGTTTTCATTGGTTTGTTTGGTTTGGTTTTGTTATCAGAGAATTCCATGAGGGCTGACCCATACGCCATCCTCGTTGGTCGCGTGCCATGCCTGCCACGAACCCGTCTTGGTGTTGATGAGTCCAAACAGGAATCCCTGCCTCCATCCATGCTTGGCTTGGTATCGGTCCGCATAGGTCATCTGGTCGATGTCAGCAAGACATCCAACTGAGAATGCCATGCCGCCATCCAAATGGCGAGCGTGATAGGTGGCTGGGGCGTGTACGTGACCGTGGATTACACTACCCCACCCGTCGAAATGTGCCTTGGCTGCGTGAATGGAGGACTTGAACCCGTGAATCAACTTTGGTCCACCCTCTGGAAGCCGCAGGTAGCGTGATACGTGATAGGGGCAGGTCTTTATTTTTAGCGTCTTGAACTCGTCCTCAAGCATGCGCCAGTATTCGGTGCAACGCTCGCGCAGCATGCCGTCAGCGCAGTGGGTAGAGTGCAGGGCTAGCCTATCATCGTGATTCCCGATTGTGAGGTAATGGGGCTTGTACTCCTGAAGGAACTCCATGCCCATACGGACATCGTCGGCAATGCCGTCTGCCCGCTCCTCAATAGAGGCTCCGCGCCTAAGGGGGCTGAGGTCGATGAAATCCCCCAAATGCACCCTGTAGTCGGGCTTCCACGTCTTCATGAAGGCTAGTGCCTTCTTCTTTGCCTTTTCACAGATTAGGTTGCCGTGATTATCCGCGACTACCATGAACTTTTTGTAGGTCATTGTTTTGTTGGTTTGGTTTGCAGTTTGTCCCAAGCAGGGAAAAACAAGTGGTCCAAGCACCTGACAACACCCTCTTCAACTTCCTCGAAAGGTTTGCAGTGACCGATGCCTCCGATAGCGAAAGCAGCGTGCATCATTTCGTGTCTGAGTGTGTCAACCATGTCCTTGGTATTCCCCTTCCTAAGTGCTATCGTGAGATCGTCAAGCGAAAAACTACCGAAATCCTCAAGATTCTCGACAACGGTGATCTTCACGCGCAGCCCGCCGATTGGGATATGCTTTGGAAAGTTCATTTTGGTTTGGTGAATTCCATGTGCATCGCGTCTCTCCCCCAGAAAGCTCCAGCGGGAGTTGCTCCTTCCTTTGCAAACTCCTCCATCACCTCTATAGGCATGTTGGCACTGCTGGGCCAAGCCTCGCGGTTGCCATTCGTGCTGGGGGCAAGGTCCACGGCGGCACCCCTAGCGTGCAGGGAGGGCAGTGAGCCTCCGCGCATGGGTCGGTTGTTGTAGCATCCTGCGTACTCCTTCAGCACCCACGCATGAGGTGTTTTGGATAGCTTCTCAAGCACCCTGTGGAGGCTGGGAGCTACCTTGTGGTGGCAGCGGATCGTTCTCACGTCCTTGCCGTCATAACGCACGCCTAGGTCGCTGACAACTAGGCTAACTAGCTGTGACTCGTCACCTGCCTTTCCGTAGTAGGCAGTTAGGGAGGCTTGGTCAGAGTTTGGCCAAGGATTGCGTTCTAGGGGCATAAATGCCCTTAGGTGGGCCTTGCATGCCTTTATGGATGCTGGACCCCAGAACCCGTCTGGAGTCGCTCCTACGCGCTGCTGGAGCGCAATAATTTGATTGTGGTTCATGGCTGCTTGAATTGCGGTTAACAGGTCAAGCTAGCGTTGACCTACTCACCAATTTCTAATCAGCTTCCAGAGGGAAAGCAACCCTACTATGATACCAATCCCAAGCGAAGTCATGCGGGTTCCCCACTCCAGTTGCTCTTGGAACGAGGTCACAAACCCCAGTGCCGGGGCTGCTGTTCCTACAAAACCGTGCAGGAGGTCTCTGCCTTGATCAGCGGTCATTTGTTGTCCCTAGCTTTGATTAAGCCGAATCCTGCGGTGACTGCGGCAAATGCGCCAACAAAGTCGGGTGCGCCACCATTAAGGAGTTGAATGCCAACGTTGGAAAGTGTGGCGACGATAGTGAGAATCCCAAGTGCGGTAGTTTTCATAGTGTATTTATTTAATTGTTATGCGACTTTACGTGCAATGATATAAGACCTTTTCCTTGTGCTGTTAGCTACAGCACTAGCTGAACTTTGGCAAAACTCAAGTGAAACTTCAGTATTGTTAGTGAGAACCTCAAGAAGACCCATAAGTTGTCTTTTGTTGGTCAAAAGCGAAGTGCTTGTTATGTCCCTTGTGGACAGTGTTGTTGCATCACTAGCTGCAATAGAGTTTGTGGTGTTTCCAGTATCAGATCCATATTGCTCAAATAGAGTGATTCTAATGTTTGAGCTTGCTCTAAGTCCAAACAGGTAACCACCGTTCCCGATTGCAGTTGAACTAGCGGCAATGCATGAGTCAATCTGATACATACCAACAGGAAGGGTGACAGATGTCAGCTTAATTGGGGTAGTGTTTGTGGATGACACACTTTCAGTTTTGATTCCAATATATGCAGTTCCATATCTGGTATCACCAAGTCCAACGGTAAGTGCACTTGAGCTGTTGGTAATGGACTGACCAGTGAGCTGTAGTTGACCAGCAAGAGTCAACGCTACGGATTCGACCTTCGCCTTGATGTAGTTCCAAACGGTGCTGAACTTCGACTTGCGGGTTTGATTTGGTGTGGCTACTGCCGAAACGCCAATGAAGTCATCGTCAGCAACGGTTGCATTTTCCGTGGAAAGGTTGATCGACTGACCTACAGCAAGCGTTCCGTTGGCTTGGAACTTGGCAAGTTTGTCGGCATCCAGCGCGCCACCGCCACCAGCACTTGCATCAAGCGCAACATAAGTTGCTGCCGTATCAAGAGCAATGGCAGCGTTAACTGCGGCATTGGTGTTCTCTAGTGCGTTGATCGCGTTGCGAGCATCTAGGGCAATAGTACTCAGCTCGACGCTAGGGATTGGGAATGCTGTAAAGGACATGGTGTTGTTTAGTAATTTAGTGTGATTGTGTCTCCATTAACGGTAATTGCATCACCAAGGTAGGTGATCATAACTGGTTCCCTGTCGAGGACTGAGCTTACCATTGAGATTGCTAGTGCTAGTGCGTTCATGATTAGTATCTATTCTGCATGTTAGCGTTTGTAAACACGCGATTCGCAACAATCTGAAGGGTGTGCTGCTCGTCAATACGGATCATCTCGTCCTGCAAAAGACTATCAGCCTCTTGGTCGGCAAGTGCCGCCTTCTCCTGCTGACCTTCTGCGCGGAGGTAGTCGGCGTATGTGCCGTGAGCCAAGTACTGATACCACTCAGCGGGGATAGCAGATGTCTCTCCAGCACTGTCTCCGTAGGTGTCGTTGAGCTGTGCCTTATAGGTCACAAAAGCCGTAGCTGGGTTAAGGTTACCAGTGATGATAGTAGCACCAGTAGCTGTGATCATCATGTCGTACTCCTGTACGGATGCTACAACATATGGTTGCTGACGATGAACTCGCAGGAACGTGTCGATTGTATCCTTGCCAGTTTCGGCAAATGGAATGTAACCAAGTGCTGGTCGAGCAGTTCCAGTTCCAGTACCAGCGGCGGTTGCCACAAAGTACACACCAACGTCATTGCTGTCAGCACCAATGGACACAAAGTTTGTATTACCAACGGTGTCTATAAAGTAAGAAACACCAGCGACAATTGCGGTTGCGGCGACAGGATCGGATGAGAAATAACGGGGTTCTCCAATCTTCAGGAAGCGAGGCCAATAGTTAGTAGCACGAAACGCACGCAATGCCCTGCGATTGATAAGTGCCTTGATGCGGGGAGTTTCAATTGATGCGAACACCACGCCGCACAGGGCTTGAATAAGCGCAAATAGTTCAGCGTAGGTCTTGGTCTGCATCAGATGTGTCCTGCTCTAAGGTGTGATTGTGACTTGAAGAAGTCTCGGACAAACTCTCGGTCGTCCCAGCACTCGGTCCCGTACTTGTTAGCTAAAAGAAAGTATTCATGCTGTGGAATTGCCCCAATGGGTTTCCCTAGCGGTGATTTTGCATCCTTCATCATACGTGCTTCAGCGGATGCGGCTATTTCACGTTTGTTTTGCATTGCCTCCTTGAGCGCACGTCCAGAGCATAGCTCCTTTACGAGTGCGTCAGTGAGTGCGGTGTCGCAGATCATTGGTAAGTAAAAAAGGGGCAGGAGGGTGTTTTAAGTCCTCCCACCCCGATTATGGTTTAGACATTCGAGGCAATCGCACCGGGATCAAGGATCGTCAAGCAGACGAGCCATTCACCAGCGGTCACGCTACCAACCGAACCACCGAACTTAGCAAAGATCGGAAGTGCGGAAGTGGTCGCGTTTACAAGACCGGGTTCGGTGTCCAATGCATCACCCGTGTTGAACTTGACCTTGTCGGTGTTAGCGTCGAGGTCGAACGAGGCGATGAGGTTCGTTGCGGTTCCAGAGATCGTTCCAACAGAAACCGTCAAGTCAGACGGTCCAGCGGAAGCGGTCGTTTGGAACAACGCAGCTTGCGTCACAATACCACCAGCAGGCAGTAGGGCAACGGTCTTTTGCGACGAGGTGAGATAACCCGACGAAGCGAGTTCAGCACCAGTGATACGGAACGAGTGGGTGAAACCACGCGATTCTTGGTTAG